TCTACTTCTTCGTCAGTAGTTTCTTCAACTTCTTCATCAGTGTCTTCTTCGATGTCTAAATCACTTTCTAATAGTGACTCATAAATATCACGTGATTTTTCTACTACAATCTCGTGAAAAAGCTCCTCAGCGCCTTCCTTGTCTTCATTAACAAGACGCTCGAGCATTTCTTCAAATTTCTTTAGATCTGCCATTTTATTCTCCTATAAATGTATATACCATGTTCTACAATAGTCTACGGTAAGGCTGTCATTATTATTTACTTGATATAAGAAAAAGTGCCTAGAAACAGGCTCAAAACGGACCATTTCGGAAAGATACTACTTAAATTTGTCGATTTTTTTGAAATCGTCAATTGAAATGTTACTAATGTTTCTAAATTTATTTAGTTCAGACGGACAAATATTATATGACGTTATAACTCTACTGTATCTAATTATGCTATATTCTTTAACTACTGATGCAGTTTGTCTTAACCAATTACCATAAAATGTTGCAGGTTCTTGTGACGTCTTATAATTTATTGTATCAGCATATATGTTGTTAAAGTTAGCGTGTTGATCACCTGTGCCTGAATAATCAAAACCTAAAATATAAATGTGTTTGTGTCCATTTTGACTTGCAAGCCATAATGCAGTAGGTCCACTTGACCAACCTTTACTTGGTTCAAAATAATTCAAAGATGGTATGTTTTTGTACAGTTTACTTGGGTTGGTCCATACACTATTATACTTCTGATAGTTTGTTTTTGCTATTTCTAGAACCATCTTTGTATCAACAGCAATTAAATGATCACACTTAAACTCTCTGTATATAGCATTACATCCATACACAGTTCCGTGTTTTTTTAATTCATGTAGGTTAATAGATTGTCTACTGAGTCCGTTTCCTAAAACGAAAGCAGTATGGCTTACAGACATTAGACGCCGGCTTCAGCGTTAGCTGCAACTCCATACATTTGACGCACAAAATCAAGATCGTTTACTTGTTCTTCTTTATGCAAATCAGATGCTTTTCTAATTCTGTTAATTTGTTTTAGTGTAAGTTTAGACTTTCGTGTGTCTGATGCCTTAAGAGGTGAGTCGTCATGCTGTGGCTCATAACGATCGTTCTGGCCCATTTCAACAGTCTCGGGATCAAAATAAAATAATTCTCTTAGTATCATGTAATTATTTATCCTTATATCGTTTGATCTGTTGCTGCGGCATCTCCGCCGCCTAATGTTGCACCAGTATTAGTTTCGGGCGGAGTACCTACTCCTCCTTCAATTGGAGCTTCATCTGGTGCAGCTTCGCCTTCGGCATCTGACAAGTCAGCTTCAAGACCTGCGCCGCTTATACCTGCACTACGCATCTCTCCTGATGCATCTGCTGGTGGTACTTCTAAGTTTTCAACGTTTTCTTCTTTCCACAATCTTTCGTTATCTGCAATCTCTTCATCTGACATACCTAAGAAACGTTTTAATGCAAATCTATTTGAAATATAAGGTATAGCACTCATTTGTGTATAAGTTGGTACACGAGCATTATCAATTTCACTTTGTCTGTAACTTGCAAAGTTTTGTGGTGGCTGGAATTGAATATCAAACATTGAAGTATCAATGTTTACACCTTTTTCTAAAAGGTAACGTTTAAATTCTTGATCAAAGTCTTCAACTAACAGGCCTTGCAAGCGTTCGCAATAAGTATTAAATCTTAATTCTTGTATATAAGCAGTTCCGACTCGTCCATCATTGTATGATGAAGTAGCATCTTCAGCGCCGGTAGGCAAGTAGCTGCTAGGGATTCGTAAACCACGTACGAGCTTATTAGTAAAATATCTAAGGTCATCAATTTCTCCTAGGTTAGTTCCGCCTGGCAGTGTTTCTACTTTAGATCCTCTACCTTCAGCAGTTTGTGGGAAGAAGTAGTCTTCGTTAATTGAAAGCGGATTATATGAGCTGTCTATGACGCTTTGACCTCCGCCAGTCTGCGATGGGATACGTCTCTGATGTATTTCCGTTTTAACACGTTCCACAAATTGCATAGCAAGGTGTGAAGGCATGTTGCCCACATCAACGTAAAAGACTCTTCTTTCTGGAGCTCTTTGAACACGATATATAATAATCGCATCTTCAAGCAATTCTTTTTGTTTGTAAACTTTAAAAATAGTTTCAAGTAATGAATTACCAAAAGGATAATTATTATCTAATCCTTCACTCATTGATAGGTGAACAATATGTTCTGAATCAATTGCTATTTCATTTTCTTCTCTACTAAATCTTGTTCCTGCATTTTGTCCTGCTCCGCCTGAAATATATCCTTTGCCTGAGCTTGAACTTTGATAGCTGCCTGCGCCGCCATTGTTTATTTGACCATTTGTTTGATAAGGTGTAGTTGCTACTAAATCTTTAAAATTTAAATTCATATCTTTAACAACATACTGTTCTGGAACTTTGCCTTCACTTTCGTTTACAATAATTTTTGTAAGGTTTGCACAGTCTACATGAAATAACTTTTTAGTTTCTGGATCTCTAACAAATATTTGATCACCGTACTTAAAGGAATTACGTATTAATCTAAACATGCGTGTTTCAAACTTATTAAGTTTACACCACTGTTGTAGATATTTTGATATAATTGTTGTTTCTGAGTTAGTTGCTTTTTGTTTAAAATTTAATTTAAAATTAGTGCCGTTTGCTTCATTAGTTTGAGTACAAAACTCTGCAAGTATATCAAGTGCTGCATTTACTTCAGAATCTGAATCCATTGTATTATATTGACCATACCTTTCGATACGATTAGGATTTCCTACATATACATCTGGCAAGTGTGAATTATAATTTCTTGCAGCAGGTCCTGGCATACTTCCTTTGTAATTACTTAAAGGACTGTACGATCCGCCTGTTGCTGTGCCTTGTGGCACTGGTGTAAAGTGTTTTTTCCAACTCATTTTATATATTTCTCTTTATTTCACCAAGCAATGTCTTACTTGCTTTGTTTATATCTTTTATCTCTTCCAATGTTGTAAGCATAGTAGTACTTAGCTGAGTAGTGGCTTGACCACTGTCAGCCATGGTTTGCATCACGTCTCCGGCATTTGTTCCGCTGCCAAATCCAAATTTATTATCTTTTGATAGTTCAGTATTCATGTTTTCAAGCAAATCAACCATCTTAGCTAATTCTATATTATAGTTTCTTATTCCACTTCTGTCAATCGAATTTAACAAATCAACATTTCCACTTAGGTCAGCAACACCTGCTATTTTAACTATTGCATCACCTGCTGTATCTAATCCTGGGCCTATTTTTGATAATGTAGAAAAGTTGTCTATTAGCCCATCATCTATTGTTAGTGAAGATATACCGGCGTTTGCCATTGCAGCGATGCCTTGTGACATCACTAGCATTGCATTGGCATTATTAGTAACACCGTCCGCATTAATATCTAGTTTGCCAAACTCTTTAACTTGCTCTGTTGGATCGTCAGCAAAGAAACTTGCAAATGCTCCTACAATTCCGCCTGCTCCTGCTGCTGCATTTCCTACACCTGCTGCACCCATTGCTTCACCAAATGCAACCATTGCTTCTGCGTTTGCTTTTACTTTTACTGCATCAATATCAGCATCACCAAACTTTTTTATCTTAGTTAATGGATCGTCACCGCCAAACATTCCTAGCAGCCCTTCGGATATGCTGCCAATAATGCCGCCTATGCCTGCTGCAACACCTCCTACGCCGAAGGCTGCAAAGCCTCCACCGATAGCAACCATACCTAAACCAGCTGATTTAAGTTTTTCGCCGTCTAGTTCTTCAAATTTTGTTAAACCTTCTGCAAATGTTGGTAGTGCTTTGCCCATCATCCATGTTGCGCCTGCTACTGCTCCGCCAACTACTAAGATTGTTCCTGCTAATACACCTGCACCAATTGCTACTTGCGGACTTGCAAATGCACTAAGTCCTTTAGCAGCACCTGTCATTGCTCCGCCAGCTACGTTTCCAACAAACGCTCCTGCACCTTTACCTGCGGCTGCTCCTTTGCCTTTGCCTGGCATTCCGCCACCGCCCATGCCGCCGCCGCCACCAACGCCAAATAATTTACTTAGGCCGCCTGTTAGAGCGCCAACAACTTTTGCTCCTGCAAATAAGCCCAAAATACCAATAGCCATTTTTGAAAATATACTTGAGTCTGTCCAAAGTCCTTTAATACCGTTAAGTAACGCTTCTTTCATTGGATCAATAATTTTTTGAGAAATTGCTGCTCCGAAACCTTCACCTTGTGCAATAGATGTAAACTCTTTTAAGAAATTTACAATATGCGGCACTGCTGCTGCTAGTCCATCAGCTAAATTACCAGTTTGACCTGAGATAGCTTCAAAGAGGCCACTCTCAATAAACGCTTTAGATAGTTTTGATCTAACTTCGCGAACGGAATCATCGAATGTAGTAAGTGATGCTGTAATCTCGTCTCGTTTTTTCTGTTCGCCTTGTGCTTTTTTAAATTCTGCATTACCTATCTTAGTTAATTGAGTAGAAGAATCAAGTATTGCTGCTAGTGTAGGATTTGTTTGCCTTAGATTTTGAATGTATGCAGCTCTTTGTTTGCCTTCAAGTCCTGCAAATTTTTCCATATCAACACCTGCTTTACCAAGTGCATCGATTATAACTTGTGGATCTGCTCCGTTAGCAACAGCTTCCATTGCATCTGCAATTTCTGGGCCTGCTGCATTTATTAATGCTACTGCTTCGGGCGTTTGTGCTACGCCATCTGCTAAGTCTTTTAATCCTGTTGCAACTTCTGCAGGAAGTGTGTCAATCAAAGCCATGCTTGATGCAAAATTCTCAGCTTTTTCGCTTCCTGCTTCAAACTGATTCATTAATGCTCTGAAACCTGCGTCTTGTGATTGCTTATTCAGTGTAGCTGCTAATTCTTTTCTAGATTTACCTGTTACTTTTGCAAGTGCATCTAGTTGTTGTAGGTATTGCGATGAACCTTGTGCTAGGCTTGCAGCACTACGCTTTTGGTTTCTACCTAAATTAGCTTGTAAGTCAATGTAATCAACCATTCCTTCGTTGATGTCCATAACTGTAAAGCCTAAGTTCTTTAGAGTTTCAAAATCACCAGTATCTTTAAGATTACGATTCATTTGAAGGAATCTTTGAGTACCTTGTGAAACAGTTCCACCTAATAATCGAAGTGTTTCTGAATTACTACCTATTAAGCCAGAGAATTCTTCCATACTTAATCCGGCATTAGCAGATGCTAGACGCATATCAGTTATACTGTTACCAAAACTAGCACCAACACTTGACAATGCTCTGAAGCTTGATACACTATCGTCAATTAATCCAACTAAAGGAGATATTGCTTGTCCAACTAAAGGTAAGTGCTGTGTAAAATCACCTAGTTGACTACCGCCATTGATAAACTCTTTACCAAGATTACCTATTGAACCAGCTATAGCACCAATTGCGCCTAATGCGGCACCACTTAATTTTGAAGCAAACTTACTTGTAGCTTCTGAAGCACTAATAGTAGCTTTAGTATTAGTCTTTGTTGCTTTATTATTGTCTCTAGTTACTGTTGCACCATTTTTTAATTGGTCGTTATACTGTTTTGCTGCCTTGCCAGAGGCGCCAGATCCGTCTTTTTTGTTTAATGCATCAACAAGAGCTTTAAGCGTTGCTTCACTTGCAACACCATTGGCTCCGCCTACATTACTAATTTCAATTTCTTCTGCCACTTAGTTAGGTCCTAGTTAAATACGTATATAAATAAAAATGGTATATACTTTATACATTGTATTTAGCAGGAGAATTATATGACTAATACCGCAACGGCTAATCCGTTACAAAAGTACTTCAGACAACCAAAGATTTACCTATCTTTACCGTCTCAAGGTCAATACTATGGTAACAATAGTATCGATTTGCTAGAAAACAACGAATATCCAGTCTATGCTATGACAGCAAAAGACGAGATGATTATAAAAACACCTGATGCACTATTAAACGGACAAGCAACTGTTGATATTATTCAAAGTTGTATTCCTAATATTAAAAATGCATGGAATATGCCAAGTTTAGATGTTGACGCTGCACTAGTTGCTATTAGAATTGCAACTTATGGCGATATGATGACACTAACAACTACAACACCGATAACTGAAGAAGAAAAAGACTTTGAGTTAGACTTAAAAATTATTCTTGAAAGACTAATTTCTGCACAATACAATGGTACTTGTATAATGGGTGATTTAACTATTACAATGAAGCCGTTAACATACAAAGAATTTACATCAGTTAACTTAAAAACATTTGAAGAGCAAAGAATATTTGCAGTTGTTAATGATCAAGACTTAACTGAAGAAGAAAAACTATCACAGTTTCAGTCTAGCTTTAAAAAACTAACAGATCTTACTGTTGACAGCATAAAGTTTAGTATACAATCTATTCAGATAGGCGACGATGTAGTTACAAGTAGAGAACACATCAGCGAGTTTATTGAAAATGCTGATAAAACAACTTTTGAGCATATTCAAAATCATTTACAAAGTCAAAAAGATTCTTTTGAAATTAAACCAATGATAGTTGATGCAACAGACGAAGAAATTACAAAAGGTGTTCCTGCATCATACGAAGTACCAATTGCATTTGATCAAACAAATTTTTTCGCATAAGGATCTTAAACCTACCCCTTGACGAAATATTAAAAGAAGTTAAGGTCCTAGAAAATCAAGTCAAGCAAATCAAAAATGATTTACTACAAACTGTTTGGTATATGCGAGGGGGATTATCCTACACTGAAGCACACTATTTGTCTTCAGAAGAACGCGAAATGATAAGTGGTATTGTTAAAGACAATATGGAAACTACTAAAAAGTCAGGTTTACCGTTCTTTTAAGAACCTGGATTTAAAGCACTCATTTTATTATAATTTTTATAACCACTTTTTACTGCGCCTGCTGCTTTCTTAAGTTTACCACCTGATTTTGCAGTTGCTACATTAGCTGCTGGTGCTGCTTTTGCGGCTGTCTTCTTAGTTGCTGCTGCTTTTGGTGCTACATTAGCTGTCGGTGCTGCTTTTGGTGCTACACTAGCTGCCGGAGCTGCTTTTGGAGCTACTTTATTTTTAGCATCTGGTTGTGCTGCTTTTGCTGCTTGCGCAGTACCTGCTTTAACACCTTTAGAAGTAATTTGTTGTTTAATTAACTTAGCAAGTGCAGGATCTTTTTTCGCTGCTGATATAATTGGGTCTAATTTAGGATTACCTAATCCCATTTTCATTGCATTTGCAACACTCACTGGTTTATTTGTTGCAGTGTCTACCCAAAGTGCGCCTTCCCAACGATAAGTTTTGCCGCCTACTTCTTTTGTAGTACCTTTTTTCATTGGCTTTGTTGCAGTTGCTTTATTAGCACCTTTAGAAATTGCTGATTTAGGCTCTGCTGCTGCTGCTTTAGGATCTTTTGCAGTTGCTTTTGCAGTTGCAGTTGCTTTTGCTGCTGCTTTAGGATCTGCTGCTGTTGATTTTGGCGTAGGTTGTAATTTTACGTTAGCAGTTTTACTTATTTGTGCAATTTGGTCATTACTTACACCTGCATCTGCTAAAATATTAGCAATACTTCCTGCGTCAGTTGGTTCTCCCATTGACTTCCAAGTTTTTGTAAGTTTATTAGCAGTAACTTTATTACCAACATCTTTTGCACCTTGTTTTACTGCACCTGCTGCTGAACTTGCTGCGCCTTTTACTGCACCTGCGGCTTTACCTGCAAGTTTTCCTGCTCCACGCTTTAGTTTTGCACCCATTGTATTAGGATTATCTAAAGGCAATTCTCCTTGTGCAGGATCTGCTTCTGCTAGATACAATTCAAAGCGTTCTTCCATTGACATTGATTCTGCTTTTGCATTGCTTCCGCCTTTTAAATCTAGTTCAAGTTGTTGCTTAATTTCTGGATCAACTGGCTTTGCTTTATGTGCATCTTTGGCAGTATCGTCAACTGTTTGTAATGCACCTTGAGCAGCCGCAGCTATTGCTCCGCCTGCATCATTTAATGCGGTTAATACTGCACCACTAGATTCTGCTTGAGCAAGAAGTGTATCAAGGTTTGCAGTAGTTAACTGTTCTTTTGGTATTTCTTTTAGTGCGTCCCAGGCTGCTGTTAAATTCTTTGCTTCAGGAGCGTCAACTAATCCGCCCATAAAATCATGGAACTTGGCTGCTGCTGCATAGTGTTCAGGACTAAATGTATCTGCACTACTTACTGCATTACTTAATGCTTCGTATTGACCCATCATGTCTGGTGGAATAACTGTGTCATATGAATAGTAGAATCCATTTAAGTTTCCACTCATATCAATTCTAGTTGCACCGTCTAGAACATCAACTTCCATTCCTAGGTCTGCAAATAAGTCAGCTTTTGCTGTTGCAAGATTTTCAGCTTTCAAACTTGCTTCCATTGCTTCAAGCTCTGCGCCTTGTGCAGATGAAATGTTATCAACAATATTATCTGTAAGTTCACTAAATGCCATGCCAGCAAGAGCACCATAAACACCAGTCTTGATTGACTTGCCAACTGCTGCTGAAAGCTCCTCGCCTTGTAATAAATCTTTTGATGCACGTAGTACCAAACCTGCTGCTGCGCCGCCCGCAGGACCGCCTGCAAATGCTGCCATAGTAGTTAAAATACCAACAGCTACACTTGCTTTACCAGGATTTGCTTTTGCCCAATCACTTATCTTTTGTACACCTTGTACAATTTTACTGTCACTGTTATTTGCAGTAATATCTTTCTTAAGTTGTGCAAACTTAGCATCTGCATTTTTTACAGGACCTGCATTTTGTGCTAGTTTACCTAGTTCGTTAATTTTTGCATCAACTTTTTTAGCAATATCTACAGGAAGTTTTGCGGCTGCTGCTGCGCCTGCGCCTACTTTACCAGCGATTGTTTTATTATCGCCACTGTCCATTGCAACTTGTTCAGCACCACTAAAGATATCTAATACTTGTTGTCTAGAAAGTTCTGCTTCTGCTAGTTTTGTGTATTGTTCAACTAATGGCCAAAGTTCTTTTTCAAATCTTCCTTGATAAAGTTTTTGTGATTCAGTAAGATCCTGCCAGCCTTCTTTTAAAATTCTGTGTGATTTATTTTCGTATAATGTAACTTCGGTTAATTTCATTATATAACTCCTGCCAATACTTTTTTCTCTGTTGGTGTTAGCGAATCTAACTGCGCTTGTATATTTGCAGGTATTCCTGTTGCACTTGCTGCCTGTTGTTGCGGAGCACTTGCTTGTTTTTGTGGAGCACTTGCTTGTGGTGCTGCTGCTTGTTGCTGTCCGCCACCTGCTGCTTGTTGTGGTGCATCTTGTTGTGGTGCATCGCCAGCAGGTGCGCCTGCGGCTTTATTACTTGTTTGAATAGTTTTCATTAAAACTTTATCAACGTCTTTTGGTGCAATTATACCACTTGCAGGTACAGCGTTAGTTGGAAGTTGTTGTTGTTTTAAAAATGCAGAAAGTTCTTGAGCATCTAATTGCTTTATATTACCGCCAGTTTTACCAAGGTATCCTTGAAGTTTAACTTTTAACTGATTTGCTGCTTTGCCTGCGTCAGCAGCCCCGCCTAATTTTGCTGCGGTGCCTTTCATGCCTATAGCGCCTGCGGCTTTAGCACCAAGTCTACGTCCTACTTGTTTTAACATACCTGCAGGTGCTTCCTCAATGCTTTCGTTTGGAGCATAGTTCCACATGTAAGATCCTGCACCCATATAACTACCACGCTTATATCCAGCTAGTTGCATTGCGTCATCGCTGTCAATGCCTTTTTCTTTTGCCCATTGGTATATGTAGTATGATCTTTGACTATCACTTACGCCAGCAAATTTATCCACTATCTTTGGATCAGCTTTAACATCAGATTCATTTAATATATCATTTATTTTCATTTGTGAGTATACCTTTAAAATTATTACTTGTATTTATATGTTTCGCTACACGAAACAAGTTATCGCTAACGCTCAAACTAAACACTTCGTTTAAAGTAATTACATCAGATAGATACAAATGAATATAAAGATGAATGCATTATTACGAAGTAATAATGTTTAAGTTTCATGTAGATTGTTTCAGTCAGACGGAACCTGTTACGGTCCCATCTAATCTCAAAATACGCTTCATGTGAGTCGCACCAGCCGAGACATTGGAAGTAGGTAATTGTTTATACACAAAGTACAATGGGCTCTGACCTTTCCCAACCTACGTCGACATCGCTGTTTCCAGCTACCTCTCGCTTCGTTCCTATTGCTAAAGAGTTTTTATGTACTGTGTTTGTGTTTTTCGACTGCCAACATGCAATCTATATCAACTAGTGAGCCCAATTTGTTTGGTGGCTTCCACACTCTGGTGTGTCAATCAATATGTACGTGTGCTTCTATACGAGAGCTTTTTCCACAGCGGTA